GACCAGAGAAGGTAAGCCACCGCGGCGGCGGCAGCGAGCATCCAGAGCGGCGGGATCATGCGGTCGGCTCCGGGGCGGCGGCGCGGGTCAGCTTCAAGATCTGCTCGAGCGCCCCGCCGGCAGCCGAGAGGACGAGCGTGCGAACGGCCGGACGGATCACCCACCAGATCGGCTTGGCCGCGAACGGCACGCAGCTATCGGCGACCGCGTCGAAGAGCGTCCCGACGCAGGCGAGCGTCCACGCCTTCTTGCCCGGCCCGTCGAGGGTCGTGATCGTGTCGAGCCCGGCCACCGCCAGGCGGATGACCTCGACGGTCAGGCTGCCGAACTCGCTGACGGTGAGCCCGCCGGCCGACTTCAGCCGAGCGCCGGCGATCAGAGCGAGGACGGCGGATTGAAGCTGGTCGGGTGTCATGTCAGTACCCTGCGGGGCCAGTGGTGGCGGTGCCGGCGATCACGATCGAATAGGCGACGGAGCCGGTCGGCCCGGTGGCGCGGATCGTCACGGCACGCTCCGTGCTCGTAACGCCCCAGGCGTGGGTCTGCTGCACGCCGAGCAGCTCGCCGCCCGGCCCCACCTCGCCGGCGACACGGCCCCAGCCGTTCGTGCCCGACGGGCCGACGACGATCCGCGGGCCAGTGACCGTTTCGCTGTTGGCGATCCGCACGAGGCGAACCTGCCGCATGGTCTGAATGCCGGTCGCGCCCTGGATGGTGTCGGCGAGCGAGAGCAGATCGAGCGTCTCGGACGCCCCGACTGCCAGCGAGCGGTTCGACACCCAGAGCTGATCGGCGATCGGCCCGGAGACGCTGTTAAGCGGCATGGCCGACGACACGGAGACGGCCCGCGTCGAGCTGCCGACGGTGCCCGTCTGCGTCTGCGTCAGGCTCGTGGTCGTGGATACGATCCCGTCGAGAGAGTCAGGCATCGAGAATCTCCGTGCGTCCCCGTGCAATCGCTCGCCGGACTTCGGCCACCGTCCACCCGAGCCGGTAGGCAATCACCTCGATCTCGCGGTCAGTCCGTTCCGGTCGAGAAGTAATGCGGCCTGACTTCTCGCCCGCTGTCAGCAGTCGCTCGAGCGACACGAAGTCCCCGGCGGATGCCACCGCTTCCCGGCCGTTGGGTCCGGTCCGCCAGTGCGTCGGCCGTACGATCATGCGTCACCTCCCACCACGCTACGGCTCACGTGGCGCGGTCCGCAGGGGGTGCGGACGCATTGCACTCGGCGAGACACGCCGCGTAGCCGGCGAGGTCAACGGCGTTGTCGGGGTGTGGCCGCGGCCCGAGGTCGCGGGCCAGCTTGTCGAGCAGCATGATCCGAGCCCAATCGGACGTAGTCAGCGGCCGTTTCAGCACCGACGCGAACAGGCTGTTGACCATGCCGACGGTGCGGGCGAAATGCTCTTGGGGCGGGCCGTACACCCGGTGCCGATCCAGCACCGCGGCCCGTGCCGTGTCGAGGAGCTGCACGGCCACCGGCGGGCCTTCCGGCTCCTCGATCAACGTCGCCTCCGGCTCGATCTCGTCGCCGGGGTAGTGCTTTAATTCCCGCTCGCCGCGCAGGATGTGATCGACCGGGTACGAAAGCTGCTCGTTGGCGAGCCGCGAGTGTTCAGCGATCGCCGCGGCCCGCGTCGCGGAAGCTCGCCGTTCGTAATCGTCCTTGTCGAAGCCAGGGCGAAAGCACGGCGGATTTTCGTCCGCGTACTTCCACGGCTCGGCCGGTGAATTGCGTTTCCAGACTTTTCCGACCGCGTTGCAGTCAGGGCACGCCGGAACCAGACCTGGGATTCCCCGGCACGTGTTGCACGGAACTTCGATTCGTGGTGGGTATTCCTCTGCCATTCGCCGCGTCTCCTGAATGTGTCGCACCAGCCGCCGAGCGTCGCCGGCGAGAGAGCCGAGTGTGCCCGTCCAGCAGTTGGCAGCACCGGCCCTCTGGATGCGTTGGTCGATGGTAACGAGGTCGGCGTCTGTCACGATTGGCGCACCTTGCCCGCCTGGATGCGGAAGTTCTCAACGTCGAACGAGCGGTCGGCGTGGACCGAAACGATCGCTGCGCCTTGATTCCACTTGTTCAGGCGAGCGTAAGCCGGGCGCATGTCGCACAAGCACCCCGTCGAGAAGCACACCGTCTCGCTGCCCATCATGTCGGGCTCGGAGTGTGTCGAGGTGCGGTGCCCGTGGCCCTCGAGCACGGTGTGATGAAGACGCATGAACGCCCCGCGGGCTTGATTTACCGGCGACGAGATGCCGTTGCCTTTTTCGTGGCCGTGCAGCACCGGCAACGCACCGCAGAGGATGATCCGCTTGTCCTTGACCAACTCGATCCCGAGCCGCTCAAACCCGTACCAATTGTCGATGCCCATGATCGGGTCGTCGCTGATTTCCGGGGCGTGCTGGAATAGCCACGATTCCCACCTCTCTTCATGGTTGCCGAGTTTGGCGACAATCCGCATGTCGGGAAACTCTTGGCGAATCCACTTCAGGAGATCGCGGCCGGCTGCCAGCTCGTTGCGGAAGTTGCGGAGCTTCGGATTCTTCTCGTGGCGGCTGATCGAGTAGAAGTCGGCCCAATCGCCGTTGAGCAAGAGAGCGTCGATCTTCTCGCCCTGGAGGTGATCGACCGCGGCCCGGAGCGCCGTCTCGTCGTGGTACGGCACGTGGATGTCGGACAGGATGCCGACCTTGCCGACGATCCCGAGGTCGAACGGAAGCCACGGCTCGGCCTGCGAGGGCGGCATGGCAAGCCGCTGGCCTGCCGGCCGCGGGTCGCGGTGCAGGTGCTTCGTCTTCGACTGCTTCCGCCTCGCATCGCCGGTGAGCCCGAGAGCGAGTCGCACTCGCGTGCGGGCCTGCTCAAGGGTCAGTGCCCCGTTGCACTCGGCAACGATCCGCCGGGCGAGCGTGCGGGCCGGCGAGTCCGGGTGGGCCTCGACGATCCGGCGGACGATAGGCGTGATCTCGTCACCGTCATAGGTGCGGCGTCTAGCCATCTTCGTCCTCCTCGCGGGTCACCCCGAACGCCTCAAGAACGGCCGACGCCTCTTCCGCGAACTCCGTCACCTCGCCCTCGTCGAGACACCACCAGCGGGCGTGGATCAACTCGTGCAGCAGCACCTCGACGAAGTCCACGCCGACGAGCTTCTCCGAGACGCGAATCGTCCCCGTCTCGTCGTTGCAATCGCCGAGCCGGTCGGCGGGCACCTTGCAGACGCGGATCTTCCACTTCTTCTGGCCGATGTGGACCGTGGCTGATCGCTTCGCCATGCTCGCCTCCGCGGTCAATCGTGACGGTGGGGACGGTCACCCCGGCGGGGGTGTGGCTTCTGCTCTGGCGGCCTCGATCGCGCGGCCGACCATGATCCGGGCCGCCGTGGCGATGAACGGAAGCCCATTCTTCTCGGCGGCTTGCCGTAGGTGCGAGACGATCTCCTCTATCCGCCGGAAGCATTCGTCTGGCCCCCAGGCGTCCATCTGGGCGGCGAAGGAATCGCACCCGCATTTCCCGTCGTCGCGGATGCCCCACCACGACAGCGTCCGGCGGAGTTGGCAGCCGGGGCCGCAGGTCGTCGGCAGCGGCCTGCGGCATTGGCGGATCGCGTTGCGGTACTTGCTGACGAAGCCGCAGCGGGGGCAGGTCGCGTCGGGGGCGGAGAGGTCGCAGCGGGTCATGCGGAGATTTCCCACGAGAAGGTGCCGTTGTAAACGCCTTCGTAATAGGAATCACCCGATCCTGTTCCGATGACTCCTGTGCCGCATATCACCGGAACAGACGACGTGGAAGCCATGTACAGATTCACGCACAAGCCGCCGTTTATTGGCGTGTGGTGCGACATGGCTATCCCCGACCTGCTGCTCACTGAAATGCTTGCGCTTGACCCAGACGAAAAGCCGGTGCAGTCAGCAGGCCATGCCGAGGACCACTCGTCACAAAAGCTAGGAACCCTTTCGAGTACATAGGTTCCGTTCGCAAAGAACGGAGAGTCGGGTGCCGTGCCGGAGAAACTTGTTATTGTCAGGTAGATAACACTTGGCGGCGGGCTTCCGCTGCAAAACGCCGAGCAAGGCGTCCCAATCTCGTAGCACTCCCGCACGAGCCCATAGAGAACGTGTTGCCGTCTCTGCGTGTTCCATTCGATCCTCGCTCGGACCGAGAACGACGCAGACTCACATTGCGGAGCAAGTGAGATCGACCCGTCGAAAAAACGTGGGATGTTTTCGCTCTGGTCACCGCCGCCCGTAACCAGCGGAATCGACACCGTGGTGATCTGGACTTCGCCGTCTGCGGGCACGATTACTTGGTCGCCAACGCGAACAGCACCGCTGCTAACCTCCACGAACACGCCTTGAAATGTCAGCGCCGTGGACGGCGGCGGAATCGATTGCACACCGACCCCGTATTGGTTCCGCCAGAACGAGATCGTGACGCGACACGGGAACCGAGTCTGCGTGCTGTTGAGCGTAAACCCGCCGGTGATCTGCTGAAACCACGGGCCGGAGCCGTCCATGCCGTCGTAAGGATCAGACGTGTCGGAATCGCCCGTGGCTGAGAGGTAGCCGTCGGACGGGTAGCCGGCCTCCACGCCCTCAAAGTACCGCGTGTAGACAGGCTCGAACTCCGTTCCGGTGTACGGATTCTGGCACGTCCTCGTGCAGGCTTCGCACGGAACACACGTGCATTGCTGGCAGCCGCCTTTTCCTCCGAGCAGCATCACGCACACTCCGCCCATTCGAGGTGCCACGTCCCGTCGATACTCTCGCATCCGACCCAATACCCGCCGGTCGGCCCCGTCACAGTCTGTGCCCGGTTGATCGCCGTAAACGTCGCCGGCCCGCTGGCCCCGGTGACAGCCTGCGAGCCGTCGCCCTTCCAATGCGTCACGCTCGCCGTGGCGTTCTTCGACCACGTGCCCGTCACCTTCCCAAGCCGGATCGACGCCCCGCCCGCCCCGCCGAACCGCACGATGGCCCACTTCCCCGCCCCGGTGCCGGACTCTTTCCAGAGAATCTGAGCTTCCCCGCTCGACGCCGACGTGAGCTGCGTCAGGTCGCCGTCCTTCGCCGTGGCGAACGTGTCGGATTCCGAGACGACGTTGATCTTCGCCTGCACGACGCCGGCCACAGCGACCCGCCCGATCTTCCCGGCCGCGATCGGCTCGACGGCAACGACGAACGACGAGCCGCCAGTCGGCAGGCCGCCGGACAAGACCGGCTGATCCTGAAACTGCTGCGTAGCGTTGCCGGTCGCCCCGCTCGGCGTGAAGACCACGCCGGCGACGGAGAGGACGCCCCAGCGGTTTACGGTGCCGGTCGTTGAGTTCTGTGCCAGGATGCCCGTGTAAGCCGGCGGGCCGGCGAACGGGCCATCTGCCACCCCGTCAGCGCCCTGGCCTAGCACCTTGTCCGCGGCGTCTTGCGCACGATTCCACGCACGGGCACTGATCTGCCCGCGGATCGGTCCCTTCTCGATGCGTCCTGGCCTGCCCTTTTCGCTCATGCGACGCCGATCTTGAGCTGGGAGAAGTCGCCATCTTGGTAGACGCGATTGACGTAGACCGCGATCGGCTGCCGCGTGATCTGGCTCTTCGCCGTGTCGGCGATGACCGCGTACCGCACCCAGAGGTATTCGTGCCCGCCCTTGGCGATGTTGTTGATGTCGCCGACTTTGAGCGGCAGCAGCGTCTTCCCGTCGCCGGCACTCGGGGAAGCAATGAACTTGAACGTGATCACCCCCGGCCCGTTGCCCCGCTGCTCGTCCCATTCGTGCGAGCCGCTGGCCCCAACGAACAGCACCTCGCCGGCCTTGAACCCGCGGAAGGCTTCCTTGTTGACCGTGCCAGTCAGTTCTCCGAGCTTGCGGATGTAGGCGTCGGTCAGGACCGATAGCGGCACGTCGTACGACTCTTGGAACTGGAACGACGGGACGACGATGTCAACGCCGTTGACGCCGTTGTCATCGACGTTGATCGCACCCTTCATCGTCGCGCCGTCATCGAGGCCGGAAGGACCGTAGACCCGCTCGCCGGGATCGGTCACTGCCCCGAAGGAGTCTTTGACTTGCAGGGCGTTGGTGATGTGCTGCGTGCCGCCCGACGTGTCGAACGACCGAGCCCGCTTGAGCGGTGCCGTCTGCGTGGCGTCGTCGGCACCGATCTTCTCGTAGTTGATCGTCACCTTCCAAGAGTCGTCGCCCTGGTACTCGACGCTGTACGACTCGGCCCGGAGCTTGACCGTCGGCTGGCCTGGATACTGCCAGTACTGATACAGGGTGATCTGTTGGTTTGCCGAGGCGTGCAGAGCGTCTTCGTTGATGGTGCCAAAGACGTTGAAAACGCGGGTACGGGTGCTCGCGTCCTTCCGTCCGAGACGGTAGATCGTTGACGATCTCGAGCTGCTGTCTTCCACCCATGTCAGAGCCATTCAGCACCTCACGCAATGATCTCACCGCTGGCAATTTTCTCGAGCAACTTTGTCTGCTTCATCGATTCGTCGAGCTGGAGCTTCTGCACGTTGCCGCCCGCCATCTGCCCGACGCCGAACGCCGAGAAGGTGCCGGCGATGCTCGTAGACATGCTTCCAGTCTCTGGCTTTGGCTTTTTGATTTCATCCGGGGCGGATGTCGAAGCGACCTTCTGATCGAGAGCCGTCTTCGCGGCCTCGACGGCCGCCATGCGGTCGGCGGCACGTTGGCGGTCAGCATCTACCCGGCCGGCCATGCGGTCGTTGGACTTTTGGCGGTTGGTTGTCTGCCGGCTGATCGCAGCGCCTTCGTTCAGTTGGTTTGCCGCGATCGCCTCCTCCATTCTCTTTTTCAGCCCTGGGCGATCCTTGCCACGCTGATCCGCCCGCGACTGGTTTTCCTTGTCGATCGCGTCGAGCTTCCCTTGAGTGTCCGTGGCGTTGGTCAAATACCCTTGGATGCGAGCCCATGCCTTTTGGATCTCGCCGACGATCTTGTCAAACGTCGCCATGATCCCGTTCGCCAGTTCATCGAATATTCCGAGCAAGACAGCGGACACCTTCCGCACGACTGCCGCTGAATCCGTCTGCAACGAATCCAAGTTGTTGACCACGTTGGTGGACAGATAGTCAAACGCGTTCTGAATCATGGTCACCCACGGATCGATCACCCCCATGATCGCCGCCTGACCGCGGAGCCACGCCGCGTTCACCCCAGCCCAGAGGATGTCGATCGCTCCGGCGATGTCCCCGGCCGCGATCGAGTTGTAGATGCCGGTGATCGTCGTTGACGTTGTCTCGCCGAGGTCGGCGAGCAGCGCCTTCGCGTCGTTGATCGGGCCGGCAAAGACGCCTCCGAGGGCACCGGCCGACTGCACGAGCTTTCCGAGATCGACTCCTGCGGCATTTGCAGCGAAGGCGATTCCGCCAAGTGCCGCGGCCACGGCCAGTGCCGGCCCAGCCAGTGCCATGACGATCGACATCACCGCCATCAAAGGCTTGGAGAAGTTTGCAATCGTGAACGACACGACGGACATCGTCTTCCCGAACCCAAACATCAAAGCCCCGACGCCGACGAGCGCCCCGCCGACCGCTAGCACCTGGCGGACGAGCGCCTCGTTCTCTCGGACGAACCGGGCCGCTGATTCGGCCATGCCGGCAATTGCGTTTGCCACTCCGACTATCGCCGGGGCAACTGCCTGTCCGACCGACTCGCCGAGCGACATCAACGACTTCTGAGCCCGAAGAACTTCTTCGTTCTGGCTGGAAAACGCCATGCCGGCGGCCATGATCGGTGCCACGATCGCAGTGCCCGCCGCCATGAACGACGTGCCGAGCTTTGCCAATCCGCCGCCCATTTTGCCGACCACGGCGTTGATTCTGCCGAGAGCCGCGATCGCCCTGGACGAATCAGCACCGATCTCGATATAGACCTGACCGCCGCGGACTGCTGATGCTGACATCTGTCATCCTCCTGCGGGGCCGAACAGTTCTTGGAGGTCGGCTTGGGTCGCTTCTCTTTTCGGTGTCGGCTTTGACTTCGTGAACGGGTTGAACTTCGCGGCCTCGACTGCCGGCTTACCTTGGCCCCGATTCGCGTTGTAGAACTGTGCGAGCTGCTGCGCCGTGTGCCACCAGTCGGATTCCAGCCGAGCGTCGCGGGCCGCCATCAACTCTCGGAGGGTGCGGTTGTCGGGGTCGAGTCCGGTGATGCCGCAGCACTCCCAGACGACGGCCCAGGAGTCCGCAGAGCCGCCTCCGCCTGCTTGGTCACCTCGTCGGCCAGCTCCGTCATCCGGGCCGACAGCGAGGTCACCACGCCGCGGAGGCGCGGGGGGAAAAAACCGACTAGCTCCTCTTCGACTGCCAGCCCTCCTTGCTCGAGCGACTCGCCCTTCAGCCCGTCAAGGAACTGGTCTTGAGTCAGCCCCTTTTGAATGACCTGCGGCAGCAGGATCGCGTAGAGCGTCTCGCCGAGGGCGGAGAAGTTGGACCGCAAAACCTGAAACGTCCTGGCGATCTCGCCGGCGTCGATCAGGTCGAAAGGAACGGCCTCGGTCGGGGCCGGCTCGTCGGCCGACTTCGGCGGAAGCACCACCAACACCGAGTCCTTGACTCTCTTCGCCGACGACACGGTCAGAGACACGTGCCACGGCCTGCCCTCGTTGTCCTTGAACTCTCTCATGTGCGAAGTCCTGTTTGGGTCTTGGTCATCTGAATCGACCAGACGCGAACGTCGTCGAGCGGGATCGAGTCGCTGACGTTGGCGACGACCGCCGTGAACGAATAGCCGGCTAGCACGACAGCGATCTCAGTGCCGGCGATGGCTGCCGCGATGGCGGTCGTTGCCGCGGCGTCGTCGATTGTGTCGATGCTGATCGACACCCCATACCCGGTGTGGTACGAGATCGTCGCCCGGCTGCCGAACGGCGTGATCTCGCGGGTGGTGCCGGCAACGCTGACCTGCACGTCGCGGACGCCGGGAACGGTCACGCCGTCCCACGTCACCACAACGTCACGCCCGAGAGAGATCGCCATGCCGCCCCCTCGTGGTCAGGAGGTCTTCTTCGCCGTCAGCGTGAACGTGACCGGCCCGTCGAGCGGCCGATTCTCGGAGACGTTGGTGACGATGTAGCCGGTGCCAGCACCGGCGAGGCTGGAGATCACCGCCGTCGCGTCGAGACACTCGATCGCGGCGGTTCGCGTGATGAATCCGCCGGTCGCGGCCTTGTAGGAAATGCCCGACGGATTGACGATCCCGCGGTGCGACACGTCGATTGCGGTCGCCTCTTCGTTCCACGTGACGGTAATCACGCCCGTCGCGCCGTTGCCGCCCGTTGGTGCGCCGCCGTCCCGACCGAGAGTCACTGCCATGTGGAATGCTCCTTACTGGACGCCGCGGGTGCAAGAAACGGAAAAGGTGACCTTGTCGTCGAGCGGCTCGGACTGGCTGACGCTCGTGACCAAGAACTTCACGGAAGAGAGGTTGTGGCCGTTGGCCCCGGTGGCACTGACGACGACGACGCTGCCGACAGTCACACCCGGCGCGTCGATGCAGGTC